AAGCTAAAGTTTTTAGGCGGACCTCTTGATGGCCTAGAATGTGAATACGAAGAATTCTTAAGTAATTACGTAGAGTATTCTAGTAACTACATTATAGGTCCAAGTAAAGACGGTATTTACAGGGAATGTGAATACAAAGAAAATGTAACAATAAGATTTTATTTAGGAGATAAAATGTCTGAGACTCATACCGCAGAGAACTGCGAAGCAAAGGTTGACCTGTCCGAGCGTGAGGGTCGCCGCAAGGAACACAAGATTTCCCGCCAGAAGCTGTCCCACAAGTCTGGGCTGTCTCAGGCTAAGATTTACCGCATTGAGCGTAACACTTCGAAGCGCACTACTGATGAAGAGCGTAAGGCTTATGACGAGGCTCTGGACGCTCTTATCGCTGAGAAAACCGGTGCGCCCGTAGAATCTACCGAGCCTAAGGCTGAAGAAGCAGAAATCGTCGATTCGAGTACGCCACAGAAGTCCGATGGTGACACACCTGTGTACACTAACGAGGAAGACGACAACAACGAGCCGATGTTCTAAAAATGGCTTGATCTTAAATGAGCCCTACACGGGCTCATTTTTTTTTTTACAGGAGTATGAAAATGCAGTGTATGACGGAACAGCAATACAACGATTTAGTGACGTTTACGTTGGTGTATCCTAGCCTCGTAATACTCGTCATCCTGATGATCCTATCCCTTCTGGTGATCTTCGATGTGCTCTGATAGTGCACTTTTACTCCCTGCCCATGGGCCCAAAAACTATCCCTGACGTCGGCGTTTTACAAATCTCAGAGAACCTGTTAAAGTATTCATTGTAAGCCGCAAGGTACTACCACAGGAACAGGAAAAGAAAATGTTGCAAACACTCAAAGTGACAAATAAAGAATCAGGAGTATCTTCAAATGCACTCCCGGTATCTTTGAAGAAAGCAATTCAAGAAGTAAAGCCTGAAGTTGTAAACGACGCTGATGCTCGTACGAAAATGTTCGCTCTCGTAAATGCATATGACAAGGGTGACGAGAAATTCATCGAGATTGCTGAATCACTTAATCTTGAAATCAAAGAATTCTACCACACGCTTAACCTAGTGAACGCTCTATGAGACCATCCTGGGAACGAACATGGATGAATGTTGCGTTTGCTATCTCAGAGAGGACCAGATGTGACAAAGCCAGGGTTGGTGCGGTTATTGTTGGACCTAACCAGAGAATCGTCTCTACGGGCTACAACGGGCCTCCAGCCAATTACATCGAAGAAGAGAAAACTTGTTCTTCATTCTGTTTAAGAAATATAAATAATGAAACATCAAGTGATTATTCTTCTTGTCCGTCAATTCATGCAGAGATGAACGCAATTGCATATGCAAATAGGCGAGATATGGAAGGAGGTACAATATACATCACTGCATCTCCTTGTATGAATTGCGCAAAAGTAATTGCGAATTCAGGGATAAAGAGAATTATCTTCAATCAAGATAAAGATCGTAATACAGACAATGTAGTTAAATTCTTGATTGCATCAAAGATAGAAGTAATAGGAATGAATTATGAAAAGTAGTAAATTAGGCCATGTAAAGCTTAATTTAATGAGAACAACAGAAGATGTGTTTGAGTTCAAAAGATGGCTTGGACAATCTCGTCGAGTTCTCGGAGTCGACACGGAAACAGGAGGGCTAGTAGGACCACACAAAGATGCATTACGTTTGATTCAATTTGGTGACTTGAATGAAGGATGGGCTATCCCATGGCATTTGTTCTCAGGAGTTGCAATTGATACTCTTAACCAATATGAAGAAGATTTAGTTCTTCACAATAGCCCGTATGACGCGAAGTTCATTATTCACCATTCAGGAAATGACCTTAAGCGTTGGAAATGGGAGAAGACAAATGACACAATGACAATGGCTCATATTATTGATCCATTGCGCCCTAAAGGCTTAAAACCATTGGCTGCCAAATATATTGGCCCAGAAGCTAAAGTCGGGCAGGGTGACCTTAAAGAACAGATGCAGAAACACGGATGGGGTTGGGATACAATTCCATGGGATCTGCCAGAATTTTGGGTCTACGCAGCACTAGATCCTGTACTTACCGCCCACATATACGAACATCTTAACCCGAAGATTTCGCTTCAGAGAAATGCTTACGAGCTTGAAATGGGCGCTATCCGAGTTACCACTAATATGATGCTCAAGGGAATGAAAATCGATGAGTCATATTGTGTAACAAAACGACAACAGTTAATTGACTATGCGCATCAAGCTCGCAATTTCCTGCAAATGAAATACGGAATTGAAAGTATTGGGAGTAAGAATCAATTAATTGCCGCTCTTGAAAAAGAAGGAATTACTTTAGAGAAAACAACTCCAAGTGGAGCATACGCTTTAGATAAAGCAGTTCTTAAAAGTATTGACCATGAGATTGCGAAAACGGTTCTTAATATCCGTAAAGCAGAGAAAATGGTTGGACCTTACTTCGACAATTTCTTGGAACTAAAAGATTCAAATAACAGGGTACATCCAACAATTTGGACGTGTGGGGCGAGGACAGGACGAATGAGTGTCACGGAACCTGCGCTACAAACCCTGCCCAGTGGTGATCCTACTGTACGAAATGCATTTATTCCTGAAGAAGGAAATAAATTAATTTCTTGCGACTATTCACAAATTGAATCTCGCTTAATGGCTCATTTCAGTGAAGACCCTGGATTAATTGCAGCATTTCACAGTGATGAGGATTTCTTCTGTTCACTTGCAAGCACGATCTTTAATGAGCAAATTGATAAAAACGATAAGCGCAGAAAGCTTACAAAAGGAGTTGTCTATGGTAAACTATACGGCGCAGGTGTTGCAACGATGGCTGCTTCGGGCGGAGTACCAATTACTACGATGGATCATGTAGTTGATCAATTTGATCACAACTTCCCTGGAGTTAAACAATTCCAAAAAGTAATTGAAGTTCTCGCAAAGAAGCGAGAAAGAGAGGATGGTCGAGGATGGGTTAAAACACCAAATGGCCGTATCTTGCCTTGTGAAAAGGGCAAAGGGTATACACTTGTTAACTTCCTTCTCCAAGGCCATGCTGCAGAAATTCTTAAACGAAAGTTAGTTGAATTGGATGCAGCGGGATTTGGTGATAACATGTGTATCCCAATTCACGATGAAATTATTTTTGAGTTTCCTGAGGAGGATGCTAATGTAGATACTATGAAGCAAATTGAAGAAACAATGAGTAACCTGACCGACTATAAAGTACCAATTGTAGCAGAACCTGAACTGCTTGAAGGAGCATGGGGAGAAAAATATGAATAACATTCTTAACACCGCAAATGACATTATCAATGGCGACCGTAAAGATGAATATGGAGATGCATTTGATTCATTCGATCGAATTGCGGGTCTTTGGTCAAGTTACCTAGATCATCATATTACTCCTGTTGACGTTGCGCAAATGATGATTCTTATGAAAGTTTCTCGTGGTGCAAATGTAGCAAAGTTCAATGTAATTCAGGAAGATAGTCTCGTTGACATTGCAGGCTACTCTGCTCTCGCATACCAAGTTAGTGAAAACTATTTCAAAGATGAAGCAGCTCGTAATGTTAAAGATGACGGATTTGAGATGGCTTGTAAGTGCCATCCTAGTAACACAGACGCAGATGATGTCGAAGAGGATGATGACAAAGATCCTTGGGAAGACGTCACCATTGCGGATGTAATTATATTTCTTGCAGCTCTTCTTTCTGATGATGAAGAAAAAGAAGACGAGAAAGAGAATAAGAAGAGTACATCTTTCCAAGATATCCTTAATGACGTTTTGGGAGGACTTTCTGAAGATGAATAAGAAAATTGAGTTTAAGTCAGACTTAGGCGTAGAGTTAATTAAAGTCTCCGCGACGGATCAATCGGTCGTTGATGCCGCGCGTGTTTCTACGGGCTCTGAAAGCCAGGAAAATCGAGGATTAATTAACTTTCTGGTTAAAAATCGCCACGGTAGCCCGTTTGAGCACAATTCATTCACTTTCAAAGTTCATGCACCAATTTTCGTAGCACGTGAATTCATGCGACATCGAATTGGGTTTAGCTACAATGAAGAGAGTGGACGGTATAAAGAATTAGAGCCGACGTTCTATGTTCCCCCTGCCCATCGGCCTCTTGTGCAAACAGGAAAAGCTGGACATTATGAATTTGTTGATGGTAATGAAACTCAATACCGTCTTGTTGGATTTGCGGTAACTAATTCTTGTGAAGTAGCTTACCGACAATATGAGAGCATGTTGCGGTCGGGAATCGCACGAGAAGTTGCTCGAATTGTTCTCCCTGTGAATATCTATACATCGTTCTTTGTGACGTGTAATGCTCGTTCACTTATGTCGTTTCTTTCATTGCGTACATCTTCGAATGAAGGTCAGAAGTTCCCTTCATTCCCGATGAACGAAATTGAGCAGGTAGCTCGAAAGATGGAAGAAGCATTCAAGGAGAACATGCCTATAACCTATTTATCTTATGTAGAAAATGGTTATGTCGCTCCCTAGGTATATTCTATCGGTAGACCCTGGTAAGACATCTGGATGGGCTTTCTACGACACTGAGACAAAACAATTTTTCTCAGGCGAATCTGAATTCTTCGATTTGTGTACACGAGTCGAGAAAGCCTGTCTAAGATATCAAAGCGATTTGCAAATAGTTGCAGAGAAGTTTACCATTGCCCCAAACACTCACAAGAATACCGCAGCCCCGTGGTCTCTTGAAGTAATTGGTGTTCTAAGGTATTTCTCTGCACAAACCGAAAATGATCTTATTCTAACTAAGCCAAGCGAAGCTAAGAACATTTGTAAGAATGATCGCCTAAAAGCTCTCGAATGGTTCGCAGGAGGAAAAGGTCATGCCGACGACGCGTCTCGCCACTTATTCTTACATCTTGTAACGAAAAGAAAATGGTGGGATATTCGCCTAGACAAAACATTGTAAGACAACTATGATGAACCAAATGGTTCAATTAAGGATTAAAAATGACTCACTACCTTGACCCCGCTCTGTCTCCCTGGACCGCCCTCTACAACTGGGTACTGTTCATGATGCCTCGCATGAAGGGTGCCGGGCGTTGGTAGTCCTATAGGCTCGCTTGACGGGCTCGCTCTGCGGGCCCGTTTTGGGCCCTGATGTCGGCGTTTTACAAATCTCAGAGAACCTGTTAAAGTATTCATTGTAAGCCGCAAGGTACTACGAAAGCCCGCTGGGCAGGAGGAAAAGGAATGTTAAAAGATCCTGAGCGCGTTATAACTACTATGCATCGCGCAACGAAAATTGCAGCCAACACTGATGACTATGCTAAGAAAGCAATCGTCAAGGCATATGTAGACGTTGTAAGTATTCTTAATGACTGTGCTTATGAAGACTGCCTTTCGTCTGTTTGGGCTAAGTTAGAGTCAATCGAAGAAAACTTGACTCGTGGTTTGGCAGGAATGTAAATTATGTATGCAATTAATAATGACTTGGATGAAACCCAAGAGCAAAAGACTATCCGTACTTTCTTCAAGAGCTGGGATGATGCTTTAGGTGATAAAGAGAACCTAGAGCTAATCGAGAAGCTCGCTAAGAATCTTGAAGAAGTTGCGGCGACTATTGGTGTTGACATCAGTCTAAAATCTTCAATCGAAAAATTCATAACAATAGATCTTGCTGAAGAAGTTGCAGCAGAATATAAGGAGGAAAATTAAATGTCATTCCACGATAAGCTATTTGAAGAAGTAATTGCAAGCCAAGAAGGTTCATACGCTATTAGCATTCTTGGAAACTTGCTTGGTGAGTTATATTCTAAATATGAAGTGTATACTGATACAGATGAATTAGTTTCATCAGCAATTGAGATGTACGCTGAAACTACTTTTGACGAACTAGGAGGTGTAGACGATGAAGATGAGGATGAAGATGACATTCCTAGCGGTTATGCTGAGCATGACTATGATTACGAAGAAGAGTAGTAACTTCAATAATACACTCGCTCAATAAGTATTATTTACATTTAGGAAAAGAAATGACAGTAAGAACTCTACCTTGGATCGATCCCAAAGATCCAGTAGTTGATTTAAGTGAAGATGTTTCTACACACCAAATCCTAAAGAAGTTTGATTTAGATTGGAATATTGGTCTCCATCCTCTTCACACTTCTGTGTATGGTATCGATGTTCCAATTCACGGTAAATACGCTTTAATTCGTGAAGATCTTAATACTGTAATGTCAGTAGTATCTAGTCGTTACAGTCCAATAGATAATATTGCAGCATTTGACTTTCTTGATGATGCATTTACTAAAGATATCTTAATTCCCAATTATGCAGGAAGTTTACGTAATAGTGCAATAGTTTACATTGCGTCAAAGTACAATGCATCTCAGACATCAAGTGTAGACATA